CTTGCAACAACCTGGCTCTTGGCCTTGATTGATTCCATGATTGAACTTTGCGGTTTGTTGTAGCCGTTTTCGTCCCCACCTTCATCAGTAATGCGCATGGTTTCAATGTTGTACTCCAGATCAATTTTTTGACCAACGCCGGTCGAGCTTCGAGATTTCATACACTGTATTTGATACTTGCCACGCTCTTTCATGGAGCGACTGGTAAAGATACCAAACACATTGTCTGCTGTGTTGATTTTACTAATACCACCTGAAATATGGCTGTGATCAAATTCCATTTCTTCCACTGCTGATCTGTTCAACTGACTTGCCGTTACCAACAAAATACCCAGTTCTTTGGCCAAGTTGCGTAGTTCTTCACTCACATACTTGTCTTTCACAAATAAATCGTTGGGACTGACCTTGGCACTCACAGGCATGACCAAGTCAAGATAATCCACCATCACAAAGTCCACTCGGATACCTGTTTGAATCTGCACTTCTTTCAAGTATGCACGGATATCATTCACGTTGCTCTGTGCTGGCAAGCCTTTCACACGATACTGTCCAGCTTTCTTTGCCACCATTTTGACCTTGAGTTCTGTTGAATCAATGTCTTTGCGAATCTCTTTGGTACTCATGTTTGTGAGCATGGCATCTGTTCTCAAACTGGTGAGTTCTTCACTCAGTTCCAGTGTGATATACACACCACTCATGCCCTGCTGCAACCAGTTCAAGGCAATGTTCATCATGACTAAGGATTTGCCCGAGCCCGAACCGCCTGCAAAAATGTTCAGCTCGCCGCGACTGAATCCACCATACAACAGTCGATCCATTTGTGGCCAACCTGTGCTGACCTGTCCACCCGAATTGAAATACTTGTTGATCCTGGCCGCTGGATCTGCAAAGTAATCTGTGCCCATGTCCTTGGTCAGACTGATCTGTACAGCATCCTTGATCAGTTTTTCCACAGGATCATAGTCGCCTTTTTCCAGCAGGTCTGCTGCTTTCAAGATAGCACGTTCCAGTTCCTGGCGTCGGGTAAATGCTTCAAACTCAGTCATGAACCAGTCATAGTGCCCTTCGTTGAGATCTGGCACTGCATTCAATTTGATGCCTGTGGCCGCAGCAATCTGTGCTCGGTCTGGCAAGGTCTTGAACTGTTCTGAGTGTTCCTTGATAAACGCTGCTGCGGTTCTTAGATTGCGATCAAAGTTTTCTGGATTGTAAATGTTCTGCACCCGAATGTAGCTGGCAGCATCCTCCAGCATCATTTCTAGGAATAGTTTTTGTACATCAGTGCTGTAGTCTTTTAACAAGTTGTTTCTTTCGTAATTCAATTTTGATTCGGCTGGTTTCTCTAGCTTGCATGATAGTTATCAGTGTGCCTAGTCTACCATATTTCTTCACAGCATCGTTGACATCTTTGCAATCTTCCCAGGTAGGAATACTCACTGCCCAGTTCAGTTCCACAGCACGATCAATCAATTCAATACCAGCAGAATCTTGATCAGGCACCACTGTAATTTCCCGACCCAGATTGCGAATCAGTCGTGCCTGAGCATCACTTATGGTGTTGTGCATTAGGGCAACACCGCCAATGCTGAGTGCGTCAAATATGCCTTCTGTCACGATTACCTGAGTCCAGTCTGATCGTTGTAGGTCTGTGCCAAACACGTATCCCGGCTGCATGTCATTTAGGTAGCGTGGATTCCGATCATCCAGGAATCTGATAGTATATCCCACTATGCTGTTGTGATGTGTGAATGGTATGATTACCTGTTCACGGCCAGGATTTGTCTGTGTCATCACAGGATAATCATCCGGCACACATCTTGATCGCACATAGTCTCGATGCAGTCCTGCATCACCAACCAGTTCAGCAAATGGCGGCAGGTCTCTTTCTTCAAATTGAATGTCTGTTAGAACATCTGCGGTGCGTTGTCTGTCATCCAGAATACCGTGTATGCTTTTGTGACGTAGGCTTTCAAGATTGGCCAATTCTATTTCACGTTCGGGCACACCCAGCCAACTCAAGAGCCTGCGGGCCTTATAACTTAATGTACGGCCAAGGATAAAGCTAGCGGTGTAGTTGCAGTTGAAGCAGTGATAGCTCCAGCCCTGTTCAGATCTTTTGAGGCCGCCGCGACTTCTGCGATCTAGTGTGTTGCCGTTGTGAGAGCAGCACACAGCGTTAAAGCTGATCCATCCTGATGCACTAGATTTTTTCTTGGCAGGTAGATAATTCACAATGTCCAGCATCTGCTTAGTGTAACAGATTTCTAGTACAATCGCAACGATTATCGGTATTGAATATTCTCAACCAAGCCGTTTGACAGCACCACTGTGGCTGCTGTAGATCCTTCAAACTGGATGGGCACATAACCTGATCCGCCCGTGGTCACTGTGACGTTGGCCACTGTGCCAGCACCACCCGGATTCAAAGAGGCCACTGCTGTGGCACCAGCACCGTAGCCCAGAATTTGTACATAAGGGGGTGCCACATAAGAATTGCCAGAATTGGTCAACAGTATTGCAGTGACCACACCATCTACCACTGTGGCTTGAGCTGTGGCTCCATAACCAAGCGATGTGTTTAGAGCAATTCTCAACAGGGGATGATAGCCCACAGCATTGAAATAAACGGATTCAGTAGCATCAAAGTACTCACGACTTTCAGTCACGTTGTAGAATTCTGATTCGTAGTCCTGCGCTGCCTGTAGTTTGAGTGTTCCTGTGTAGTGAACCAGGTTCATTTTGACAGTGGTCAGGCTAGAACCATTGGTGGTCATGTGACTGCTATAAAATTCTGTTCGTTGTGTGCTATTGAGTGGCTGAGGGTTCAATGCCCAATCAGGCCAACCTGTGGGTGCTGCACTCACAGTCTGATTCTTGCCAGTGATGGTGGGTATGGTAACCTCTTGACTGGGCACAAATTCAGGATACACACTATCCACAATGTCACAGTCGGCACGAGCACCTGCATTGGCATCAGTGAACGCTGCCTGATGATAACTGCCCTGAATGCGCTCTATGCTGTAGCTGCCTGGTTGTGCCACAATGTCATTGGTGTCTTCTGGTGCCAACACCACTCGCACACGTCCAGTAACGGCACTGAGCACATCCATATTTTTTTCCGTCAACAATTGATTGCCTGCTTGATTCATCAGTCGGAATCGAAATGTAGACCCTGTGATGTTTACAGGCTTTTGATCCTGGTTGATGAATTCAAAGAGCAACACATTGTCAACACCTTTGTTTACTGTTAAAGTTTTTGCGTACACTGGATCATACCTCGCTTGAAAATAACCACCCGTGGTGTCTACCAGTAATACTCTGGTGATTTGTTGATAAAGATAAACGGTTGTGGAATACATTGTTGTATTTAGCACACCATAAATAACCGCAATGGGCAATAACATATTCCAAAAACTAACAGAGAAATATCCGTTTATAACACTCTGTGTTTATGCCAACACAGAGTATGTAGGCGTGGTACAAAACAGAGATGATGCTGTGACCACTATCTACGATTTTGGTGCTGTAGTAGCTCAAAAAGACAAGCTAGAATTCTTGGAATCTGCATCCACCTGGTGGTGGGAGAGCAACCGATCCATCCCCATCAACATCTTCTTACGCAGGGACTGGGACAAATTCCGTGGCACATTGCGAACTTTTGTCAACAAGGATCTGGAAATATTACATGGTCCTGCCTGCAGCCTGTCTGAAATTGCTCGCAAAAAGACCAAACGCAGAAGTATCACACTGGTTCGGCGTCTTGACTGAGTAAATTCATGTGTAAAGCCACTAGAGCTGCGTAGCTAATGGCATGCGCTTTTTTAAAGGCGTAGCCTCGACTGTTGTCCCCATCCCAGACTGTTTTGAACACTTGATCCCAGGGCTGACCCTGTAAGTGTGCTTTGCCCGGACGAATAACAGATATAAATGCTGCCATTCTTGCAATAGAGTCTGGACGCATTTGTCGCAACAGATCTGTATAGTTGCCCACATGTGCCAATTGACCGGCCCAGGCAGAATCAGAGCACAATCTTGCCCAGTCAGGTTCTTGTGCCAACAATTGCTCATAACATGCTTGATCACGAATCAACTGATACACACTCATGTTCAAAAAGTCAATTTTAAAATAACCACGAGCCTCTGCTGACTCATAGTCAATGGCTGCACAGTGATTTACAGGATCGTAAGGAATATCTGTGACATACACTCCTGAATTGTGACGTCTAGGTCGTCCATCTGTGATCTGCCGTGCAGGCGTGTGCTGAATCAGTTTCAGTATATCATCTCGATTAGAGAAATCAATGTCGATATCTGCACTCATACTGTACACAAGGCCACAACAGTTTTCAATTGCTGTTCAGCTAGACGCACAGCATCAATGGCGTCGGCCACACCTGGATGAGTTTTTGCCAATTCTTCCAGGCGCTTTTCTTCTGTCATTTTGCGGCGAACCCATTGTAAAGATTCCAGAGTCACACCGTCGAGACTGACTTGGATGGATCCACTAGCCATTATTATCCAGGTGTTGCCGTCATAAACTTCAAAGTTGTTATTGTTGTATCGGACCATGCCAGCACTGGTTCGAGTCATGTCAATGTAGGGTGCTGAGAAACTGCTGTTGCTGACAATTACTCCTGGCCCATTTGTAATAGTTTTAATCATGTTACCATCCTGCCTTGGTTAAAATTTCTTGTGCATACGCTTGATCCTGAGGTCTATCCTGAAATCTCTTTTGCCAGGCATCGCTGTCAATGTAGGGCCATATCATGCTGACCTGTGTGGTATCTAGTTGGCTCAGAAACCGTTGTCCTGATTCACTATTGTAGATTACCCAGGGACTAATTCTGCCTGAAGTCACAGCATAACACATGGCGTTGGCATTGCCGTACCGCAAGCAATCACAATGTTGTGCTGAATTTTTTTCTGCCCAGTCTATTCCAAACTCTATGGCTCGTGCCAGTGCATCATCCACAGCTTCTATTTTTAGATGATCCACCAAGTACTCAGTGTACACACGATCGCTACACCAGTAGTCAATTTTTTTGTTGTGCTTGAGCAGCCAGTCAATGAATTGCGGAGGATTTATCACACGGGTATCCACACAGTAGCGACCAAACTTTACAAAAGCACGGTAGTAGGCTGATTCTATAAAAGTGTCAAAGTCTTTGGTTCGAGCTGAACCTGCTGCTGTTTCATAAAAACGTATGTAACTTTGAAAACCCAGGCGAACACCTGCCTCATTGCGACTAGTGTGTCTACGCTTGGGCTCGCACATGTGTACTGCAATTGAAGTTTCTCTTGCAAACTCTTTCTTGCAGTATTCACATGCAAATTTACTTTTTGTCTCGTCCGGCTTCACGATTGTAAGCATCAATTTCTTTTTGTGTGGTTATTTCGGCCATGACGTCAATGTCGTCGTCTTTGTAGTGCGGGAAGATTTCTTGTAGAGCCCGGCGCTTGGCACTGAGGCCTGCTTCTTTTTTCCGGGGGGCTATCCAGGAATGCCGCGGTGTACCTAGTCCAGGACTTACTGCTGTGGCACACAACCATTGTAGCTTGGGATGACGTCCTATGTCAAAAAAGTTCTTGTTGAGATAGTGGTTGCAGCTTTGTACATAGTATTCTTGCAGTTCTCGAGAACCTTCCACAGCCGAACCCCATCGCAACATCAAAAACGTGGAGAATTTCTTGCGTTCATCCGAATCAAGTTCATCATAAAAGTTTCTGTTCTTGACGTCCAGTTGGCGCATCTCATTTGAAATGTGTAGTCGATCACTCATGTTGTTTTACTCAGATTGTAAATTATTATAGCACGATCCAAGGCGTCTTGTAAAGTAGGATTGGTCTGGGCAGCACGTCTAATGTTGCCCCACAACTGGTCTTCTTTTATGGTCTCATGCAAGGGTTTGCCATTACTGGTACGATAATCGTAGCCCATTACTTCACGATCGACAGCGCCCGACTCTCTTCTGAACACTGTGTCACCCACACGTTCGTAGATGTAGGTTGTGTCTGGTTTGAGCTGACCCATATCACCAGGCTTTGTTGTAGTCCACAATCTCGCAGTTGCGGCTGACGTCTTTCACAAAGTACACACAGTCAGGTTCTGCATCGTCATTCAGCGGCACTGCCAGCATTTGTCCATTCTTGAGTTTGGGTGCATACCAGGTGACTTCTTGGTACACATCCACAATTTCAATATCAGGAAAGCTGGGTCTAAAACTTGTGAGCGGGTTGAATTGAAACACTCTGAATCCACGATCATTGATGCTGGTCAGTGGCAGCACTTCAAGGTCGCCCACGTCTGGTTCACCAATCAAGATCTGCCAGTCCATGGGCATTTTGATAGTGGCATCACCTATTCTCAGCACCAGGGCAGGAGCAGTAAAGCTTTCTAAAAAGATTAGTGGAATAAAATGATAGTCGGGATCTTTGGGATCACTGTTGTCTAGGATAGCAAATCTCATGTCATCTACTTCTTCAGGCAAATGGTCAAGATCATAATAGGAGTTATCTAGTGTTAAAATTCTCATATAGTAATAATACAGTAATCAAAGATCAAAGTCAACCATTATTTGATCTTCATCCACTCCAGTTTCTCTGCAGAGAATGGATAGTTGGCTTCCTTGTAAAAAGCCTTGCGTTTGGTCAGGTGTCGCTTGGCAAACTTGCAGGTGCTGGTGATATCCCAGATTTCCACATGATCCTTGTCTTCGGCTTTTCGAATACCACGTCCAATTGATTGAATAACTCTAACAAATGATTTGCCCGGCTCTACCAGCACAAGATTAAAGATGCGTGGTATGTTGATGCCCACAGCAGCCACACCGTACGTGGCCACAATGATCTTGCCCGTGGCATCTGCCACTTCGTCATATTCTTCTTGCCTCTTTGTGCCCTTTGTTGCTCCAGACACAAACACTGCTTTGTCTCCCAGGCGTGCTACCAGTTGTCTACCACACTCTGTGCGGTCAACCAGCACCAAAGTGTTGCCGGTTTCATTTACTCTACGTATCAGTTCTGCCATGGTATCTAGTCTTCCAGACTCTTCCAGCAGGTACTTGAGCTCGCTTTGATAGTCCTTGTATTCCACATGGTCCACCAGTTGTACAATGTTCACATGGCACTGTGCTAGAACACCTGCGTCTTGCAGTGTGCTGGCGCTGAGTCGACTGACCACTGGACCCAGGCTGACCAACAAGGCCTGGCTTTCGAACAGCTCTTTTGGCACTGTGCCTGTCAGCCCCCATCTTAGCGGAATCTGACTCATGGCACCTGTCAGCAGAGTCTTGAGTGCATCAGCTTTGGCCATGTGAACCTCGTCCACAATCACGCACACCACATCTTGGATGAATTCATGAATGGTTATTTCTGCTTCGCCACTCTTGGTCAGTTTCATCATGTTGTTGAGACTCTGCCAGGTGCAGATGGTATGCTGACAGTTGTATTCTTTTCTGTCACCAAAATACACGCCCACATCCAGACCCATGTTGATGTAGTCTTGTTCGGTCTGTGTTACTAGACTCTTGTTGGGCACAATCACAATGCTACGACCATATGCACTGACTGCATCACTTAGTGCTGCTGTGATAATGGTCTTGCCTGCGCCTGTGGCCACTTCTTGTATGCACTGCGGATTGGTCAGGAACTTGTTGATGATTTCCACTTGGTAGTCACGCAACACCATGGGCTGGCCTGCTGCTGGATGCCCCTGGGGCCACAGCACATGATTGTAATGATTCTCTGACACTGCTGCAAAGTCAAAGGTGGTGGAGTACTCACGTTGATCATCCAGCACCGGACTGTAGTCAAAACGATCAAGTATAGGCATGATCTCAGGCAAGAGATTCACATAAGTACTGCCACCCAGTTGAAAGTAGGCAATCTTGCCGTCCCAGCGCCCCAGGCGTACTGCGGGCAGGTAACGTGCTGCTGGGTTTTCGTACTTGAAGGCTGTGACCAGAGCCTTGCGGCAATCTAGATCAAGTCCTTCTATCTTGATATTGACTTCATCTCGGATTACTATAGTTGCTTGTTTCATATGTAGGAAGCCAATTCGGGAAATGTTTTTTTAAAATCCAAAGATCTGTAAGAGTCGTGTTTGCTAACAAACTGTTGAAAGGTTAAAAAATTAGTTGAATCATCGTGGTGGTCTAACATGATTGCCCAATTTTTAACAATGTCGAATTTACTAGTTTGTAATTTGTTAATAATTGTTGTCTTGACTGCTGACGGCCATACAGTAGGACGCAAGTGAGAAGGACGGTGAAGCTTTCCGAGCCAAGGTGTTGGTAATCCTACATTGTAACACCAAGATACAAATTCATCAAGATAAAAAATGTTAAAAGCACTCACTGTATGTGCAACACTGATTTGAATGTTAGAATTAGATTCTGCAAATTGTAAAAATTTAACTACGTTGGTGTTTAGTACATCCCAACTGGCTGGATACCTCAAATACTCGTATCTGCTGGCCACTCCGTCTATGCTAATTTGTAAATCTATGTGTTTGAACTCTGCCCATTTTGAAATAAAATTATTGTCAGGCCAAATTTGGCCATTGGTAGTGTAATGTATAGCTATATTTTTTGCTTGACCGTTTTCAATATAATGATCTAACAATTCTAGATGTTGAGAAATATTACTCAAAAAAGGCTCGCCGCCGTGAATATCAATGTGTATTAGATTGGGTGCTAATTTTGTAATACTTTTGACAAGATCTCTGCGCACTTGATTGTTTGGTTGTACAGTAATTCCATAGATGTCTTGGTATTCTTTGGCCCATTTGCTGGATGCCATTGGCCCACATATGATACATTTTAAGTTGCATACATTTCCGATGGCCAGACTCAGTGTCAAGATTTCTTCACTGTCGAGCTCATATTCATCGTAGTTTGTTTGGTATCGTTCGTAATCCAATATGCGTTTGCTTTTTACATTTGCTTTTTCTTCTATTTTACATCTTTCGCATCCTGTAGGCCATATGCCCTGTGAAAATTCTTGTTTTATTTCGGCAAGAAAATCACTAGCACGATACTCATCAATGCTGTGTGTGGCAATGTTGTGTTTTGCCTGCTGAAATTTACAACATGGTAATATATCACCATTGGGCAAGATTTCTACATTGGTCCAGGGAGCATAACAGAAGGTCATACAGGCATTGGTGTATATAATTTTAACAAAATCTTTTTGGCTTTATTGTTCATTGGTCGTTAACCATTTGTTGTATTTTTCCTGGCCCAGGGCCTGGTATCCTAAAGTTTGTAACTTTACAACTGCATGTCCTGCCAGGATCTCATCTAAGTATACTACATTGTTGGTGTAGTTTGCAACCATTTTACCAAAGTCCATTATCACTTGTGCATATGCGTCTTGTGTGTCTGCGCCGCAAAATGCAGTCATTTCTTTCCACACATGGGGTCGGTGTAGTTTTTTAAATCTTGTTGCGGCCCATTGAGCATCAGAAAAATTTCGACACACTATACCCAGTATGTTATGTTTGCGTTTGTAATGATATTCAAAATCATGACTAGGTACACTGATAAATGGCACTGTTGACAAAAACAAATCTTTGTCTGAGTCATTGGCAAACAAGTGTGGTTTTTTAAGTTGACATCGAACAGATGTTAGATCGCTTGGGTCTAAAATTTGTGTAACTGTGTCGCCGGCTGTGCCGCCAACAAAACAAACAATTACTGGACTTGCCATGCTGGACCTTTGTAACAAAACCAAAATTTTATATTTCCATTGGTAGCATCTGGGTTTTCCCTAGCATCAAAATTTCCCAATTGATCCTTGAATTTTTTCTCAAATGCCACATCGGCCCACACCAGGGTTAGACCTATGTCATCAAGACCATTGGCCCAGGAAGTAAAATACTCCACGCTGTCAACCGTCAGCCGATTGTATTGTATCTGTGTGTCTCTAAAACTGTAGAATACTCTGGCACCTGGATTTAAAATTTTAGTATATGCTGCCAGATGTTGTGTAAGTCCATCAATGTTCACCCAATGATCGCCTCGATTGTTTACCACAGCAAAGTTATCGTATTTATTAGGCACCACCAGAGATAATTCATCACGAGATCTTGTCAAGATTACATCAGGATAAAATTCTTTAACCACTGGGTGTATTTCAATCGAATCAACATGAGGCCAAATGTCTTTGAGATAGTACCCGGCACTGGCAAAAAATCCAATGGTTCCTTCTTGACAATTTTTTAAAATTTTAGCATCATATTTGTCAACAACTTTGTTAGAGCGCTTTCTGTTCCATAGCCAATATTGATGTTTGAGCCTGCCGGCACGATACTTCATGTATCTAGTTTTAAACTCTGTTCGATGCTCGTCAGTGTATATTTGTTCAACTAATTTCATACGCGGGTGATATAGTAAATACGGTCAGGTATGACCCATGTGAACCAATTTCCTGCATCCAGATAGTCAAGGCTCATGTCAACAACCACAGCATCTGGTAAAGATTTTTTAATCCATTGAGTGACTGCCAATGGATAATGTGAACTTAAAGTTTGGTCCCGGTACGTGTTGTCTATGTTGACATAGTGTCGATTAATACAAATCAACAAGTTAGGGCATTGGTTTAACAATTGATTTATTCTGTCAATTATACCAACACAAGGTAGTCTGCTGAATTTTTGATCTGTGACAATTACCAGGTCAGCTTGGCTCGGACTTGATACAGATAGTGTCTTTTTCAAGATATCTGTGTCTTTTTCTATGTACAAGTTTTTGTATTCGTTTAAAAAAACAAAATCTTCAATTTGTTTTTCTCGCCTTAGATAAACTTCAGTAACGTAATAATTTTTTTGAATTTTTCCCCAGACGCTGGCCCACTTGTACAACGTGTTAGGAGAAATCACATCAACCAATTTTCCTTGTATTTGATCTATCATAATAGTTAATTATATAGATCTTTTGAGCAAAAGTCAAAAAAATAGGCACTCCAAGGTGCCTATAAAAATCAGGACGTGGCCTGATTAGGGAGCATAATTCGCAACGTTATTTTGGTCCAACTGCTCGAACTGTGAAGCCAGCTTCGGCCTGTTCGTCGGCTTCGTATAGGGTATCCACAGCGTACAAGAACAAATCACCATCCCAAATTTCGTACATACAGTTCCTTAAGAGTTGACTATCAAAATCGCGCCAGGCCTGGTTAGGCAGCAGGCTTCATACATGTAGTTTCTGCCAGGCGCTTCCAGTTCAACATGCTCATCCGGCGCAGGTCTGCAATTTTAATTGCCATACGCAGACTCATTTCACGCAGACGATTCTGGTTGGTGTTCATGAAGTCAATGATCTCGTCCTGAACTTCGGGTTCAAAGTCATAGTCTGCAAACAACACACCGTCTTTGGCAATTTGCTTGATGCGCAGAATCTTGTCATTCATTGTGTCCAGTGTCAGGTCCAGGTAGTGGCAGCGACTTTGCAGTGCATCCAAGTGGTCTCGTAGTTTCTGGCTCTTCATTTTGTCAAACTTCAAGTTTGTGATAAAGATGGCACTGCCTTTGAATTCAAAACTGTCTGGGATGCCTTCGCGGCGCAGGCTGCTGCTTTCACTCAACCACGAAATCTTGCGCTTCTTGCCCGAATCTAATGCACCCTTCAGCAAGTTCAAGCTCACATCGTCCAGCAAGATTGAATCGCAGTCATCAAACACAACCACACAATTTTCGTCAGAATACTTGTACAAGGTCTGATACAGGCCAATAGGAGTAGCAGCACCTTTCACAACTTCTGCACGAAGCCGCTTGCCTGCCAGCTTGTCAAACATAGTGGCTTTTTCAATCTCTTGCTCCACGCCAAAGCTCTTGCCCACGCCTGGGGGGCCACTCACAATCATGGCACGAATGTCGCCTGTGACTGCTGCCTTGGTCATTTCGTGCAGGATGTCAAAACGCTCACGAATGCGTTCAATTGCCTGTTCTTCTGTTTCTGCTGGTGCAGCCACTGCCTTGGCAGCGTTGTTGGTTGTGTCTGTCATGCTACTAGTATACTCGATATCAGAAATGTTGTCAACACGGATACGAATCGTATCGGGACATTTAGGAAAAATATTGTTGTTTTGCACAGTGACATAATTGCCACGAGCACCGGTTTGAAATCCTGATACCAGCGTAAAAACTGAGTCCACGACTTTGTTGCCACGATACTCACCACGAAGAACTCGAACTGCACTCATTGCTACTCCCGTTTTGTTAATCTAAGTCTTATTGTAACACAGACGCCAATTTAGGTCAAATCAGCGGGCAAGAAACTCCAAGAACTGCTGTTGTAATTCTGCCACATCTTGGTGAGGCACATAAAAGTCAGTGGTTGGATCCCAGTAAGAACCCTCACGTGGGTCATAGTACAGCACCTGGCCATTGGGATAGAAAAAAGGGCCTTCAAGGCCCTTACGGGGTTGCCATTTTGCATCACGCTCGCCCAGCACACGATAACCCATGTTGTTCTCCTGTTTTGTTGACTCAAGCTGTATTATAGCATGAACAGGAATTTTGGGCAAATCAGGCCCTTGGAGTTTTATGATCTTAATATGCTATAAGCTGATTTCACAATGTTTTTTTCTTCAGCTGTGGGAGGACTGGTTCTTTCTTGAGGATTTTGAGGTATACCGTCAGGATTCAATACTCTTAACGCATCTTTAATACCATTGGCTTCTTCAAGAGTAGGGATTCTGGCTATTATTAGGTCAGGGTCAACCACAACATCACAAGTGAATGTTTGTGAGTCAAATATTGGATACCACCAACCACCTGATTGTTCAGTGTCTACAATTTGACGGATTTGTTCAACCCCGTTAATCTTTACATTAATTTTTTCATCAGGGTCGTCAGCAGCATGGTTTACACCTGTCCAAAAATCTTCAGGAGCAATGTTGATAACAAGCACATGATTATCAGGGTCTGACCTGTCCAAATTAAATTTTATTCCTGAATAATTAGCACCCACGCACCCAAAACACACTGTGCCGCCTGTGACCGTTAATTCAAATGGAATGTTCCCGGTTATGGCTGTGGTGCTAGTATACTCAAACATTACAATATTTTGATCGCCCGGTTGTTGGGGTCCAGATGAGGCAGTTGTTGGCACTGTACCCGAATATACCTGCTGCCCGTTGAATTTAGCAACAATTGACACAGGTCCTGATACTGAAAATGCCTGGCCGTAAAATTTAAAAGTTCTATTGATCATTGTGACCTCCTACAAGATATTTATCAAAAATGCAGCATTATTTCCAGTGTTCAACAATTAAGGAGTCTTGTGATTCATGTGGATTTGGGCGGCCGTGAAACACTATAACTGAGGTGTCCCCAGACACAGCAACACCTGTGCCCGGAGCACGAAATTGACGTTGTTGAAAATCAAATCCGCCGTCTAAACATTGCCAGCGATAGCTTTCAAAATATCGATCTTCAAAAAATCTCTGTTGACGTCGATCAATCACCTGTGCCAGGTAGTCCTGATCTCCAGGAAAACGTCTGCTGGTTTGTTCAATGTTGCTGGCCACAAACTGCTGCCACACATGGCTGTATTCAGTCACACGGAACCACATCATGCTGCTGTTGATCATGGTCAAGTGGGAACGTTGTAGATATTTAAAATCCCGTATGGCCCAAAACTGAGCAGGATCAAGATCTCGCACCCAGTCAATGTTGCGAACCAGTACCATGTCAAGATCTAGATACAACAAATTACCGGCATGATGTTCAGGATTGAATAGTTGCAGTTTGTACCACCAACTGCGACGCGGACCAGCAATACCTGGCCAATCGGTAAGTGAGTGTTTGATCATGTGGTCAGGCACTGGGCGATGTGCTTCAGTATACACATGAAACCTGATGCCACCCGACAAGTGTCGGTTCAGCATGTTGTACAGTCGATCCACATAGGTCCAGTCATAACCCGAACTGTGAATCACACATGCACAGTCAATTATGCCGTCAATGCGGGCAGGATTCTTTTTAGCCATAGTGCTTGTTTTATTTCGTCAAGAGTGTATTCAGTGTGGCAAATCTCTGTCAACCACTGGTGTCGGTCAAGATCATAAGGTTGATCTATGTTGTGTATTGCAATTGACACAGGGTGTGCTAGACTGGTTTTGTGAACAATTGGTCTAACTCCGGCTATGGCAGCTTGTATGCCTGGACCCGAATTGTAATTGACCACAGCATGATAATCAAAACGTATGTTGAAACTGTCATAGGTGCCAGCCAGTTTTTTGGGCTGATCCTGATGTATGTTCTGGGGCAGTTGGTTCCAGTCAAGTGCACAGCGTGGGTGCGGTCTCACATGAATTGGGCGATCAGTCACAAATCTAATCTTGTCAATAACATCAGACATCCAGGCTTCTTGTGTTATACCAGCCAGTTGGTGGCTGCGATTGTGTTGACCTGTGATCAACACAACAGGATTAGAACTGAGATTTACTGCCAGGCTCATGCCCAGACGTCTGGGACGGTCCAGATCAAGATTCTGAGTATGTCCGTAGTAGCCCGTGGCATCCACATGATTTACTGAGATCTTCCAGGTGTTGCCACGATACAGAGCACCTGTTTCAATAATGATCACAGGTTTGTTTTGTTCACGATAGTGCTGATAAACTGTTTGATTGGCCTGCATGCGACCTTTCCACAGCACACTCCAAATCACAGCAGCATCAGAGGTCCAGGAATTTTCTTGTGTTTGTATACCAGCAGACTGCAAGGTATCCAGTACTGCATTTAACACAGGTGGACCATTGAGTGCCACCTGAAAAGGGAAATAGGCTATGTTTTTGATCATAAGTATCTGATATGAAATACTCTGTAGTTACCACATTTAATGCCAGTGGTTATAAACAATACGGCAGTCGCATGATAGATACATTTTTGTCCACGTGGCCTCAGAACGTGCAGTTGCTGGTGTATGCCGAAGACGTTGTGGTCGCACAGCAAGCTCCAAATTTAAAAATAGTCAATTTGGCACAGGCCAGTCCTGAACTGGTTGAATTCAAAAGAGTCTGGGGCCACGTGCCCAAGGCCAATGGCGATGTGAGTGCTGACCCAGTACGCAGCAAACGCAAGGATGCAGGCAAAGGATTCAAATGGAATGCTGTGCGATTTGCACACAAGGTATATGCTGTGTTTCATGCTGCTCGTACTTGCGGCACTGAATGGTTAATTTGGATGGATGCAGACATGGTGTGTCACAACACCATCAACACATCAAAACTTGAACAGTTTTTTCCTGATTCTGCGGACCTTTGCTATGCTGGCCGGGCCAACAAATTTAGCGAATGCGGATTGTACGGCATGCATTTGACTTCTCCTGTTGCTCAAGAATTTTTAACAGAGTTTCAACGCATGTACGATGATGCTGAGAACGGAATTTTTACTCTGAAAGAATGGCACGACAGTTTTGTATTTGATGCCGTGAGGATAAAGTTTCTCATGCATGAATTGAACTGGAGCCAAGGGTTGATCACTGGTGAAGGACATCCACTGATCAATTGCGAATGGGGCACCTATATTGATCATCTCAAAGGTGCTCGCAAAGACCAAGGCCGCAGCAGAAGAAGTGATCTTGTGGTGCAACGAAAAGAAAATTATTGGCAATGACCTGGACCTATCTCAGTAAACGCGGAACAGACGAATACGTCAACATGTTTGCACATGGATCAGGCGCTCGGCCCACTGTGCTGGAAACCTGGGACTACACACAGGATTCCAATCCCTTGGTAATACGGGGTATCATGAAACACAAACTGATCAAACAATGCTGGACTGATGATCGACAGTTTAGATACATTGATTCAGGTTACTTTGGTAACAAACCCAGCGCAGCCAATCCCAGTGGATGGAAACACTGGCACAGAATAGTGGACAACAATTTACAACACGGCGCAGTGGTCCGGAGGCCTGGAGATAGATGGGAACGTTTTGGCATAGACATGCCTCGGCGCCGTCACGGCGCTGCCATCATAATTGCTGCACCTGACGCTAAACCATGTGTGTTTTACAACATCGAACTGGCTCAATGGTTGGCCAATACCAAGGCCGAGATTGAAAAATATACTGATCGCCCAGTTTACATTAGAGATCGCAATCCTGATCCTAGATTCCGAGCCAACAACACATTTGCACAACGCATTCAAGATGATGTGCATGCAGTGGTTGTGTTCAACAGTGTGGCCGCAACAGAAAGCATACTGACTGGTGTACCAACGTTTGTGTTGGCACCCAGCAATGCTGCCCGACCTGTAAGCAACACGGACCTGAGCCAAATTGAAGATCCGTGGTATCCCACCACTGACGAAATATATGCCTGGGCCAGTCATCTTGCGTATGGTCAATTTCACATTGATGAATTGGCCAATGGCACAGCCGCTAAAATACTAACACAAACCAAGGAGTTATCAAATGCGTGAACACTATGGATGGCAATTTCCCGACTTCGAAACACATCTGCCACGAATGTTGAAAAAAAGTGTAGACAAAGGTCTACCAGCTGAATATCAAATTGCTGTGCGACAACGCAGCATTGAATTATGCACTCAACGAGATGTGGCCCTAGACATTGGTGCCAATGTGGGCTTATGGAGTCGTGATCTTGTGAAAAGTTTTGGCCGTGTGATAGCCTTTGAACCTGTTGCTGTGTTTAGAGAATGTCTGGAACACAATGTAACAGGAGCAAATTTTGAAGTTCGTCCCATTGCGCTGGGTGATCAGGACACAATGGGAACCATGATCATTACCGAAGACAATTCAGGTCACAGTCATCTTGACCCCAACACCATGGGCGCAGGCGATGTGCAAGTGGTTCGACTTGACAATCTGAACTTGCATGACATAAACTATATCAAAATTGACTGCGAAGGCTATGAGTATCGCATACTACAAGGTGCGGAACAAACCATTCGACGTTGCAGACCTGTTGTGGTAATAGAACAAAAACCACATGATGCCTACAGCAAACAATACGGCCAGTTTGCGGCTGTTGACTTGTTGAAAAACTGGGGCATGGTCAAACTAGATCAAGTGCGTGACGACTGGATCATGGGATGGTAAACCACAATGAATTTGGAGAAATAACATGAGTAACGAACAGGAAAAAAGTGCTGAAGATTCCGCGGCCTGGGCTGTTAAATGGTGCAAACCTGTGTATATTGATAAACGTCGGGCAAATTTTGAAACAGTGGATGCTTATCTAAATCAACCCATTGGGAGATTGTTGGACATTGGGTGTGGCTTTGCATGGGAAAGCCGCTGGTTTAACGAAAAGTATGGCACAGAACTTTGGTTGCTTGACGGCGATGCCGGTGTCAACGCTACCAAACCAGAGTCTGCCAGTTACGGTAACTGGAATACAGATTCCAGTGAACTAAAGTTTTATCACAAATTTGATTTCCTAGATGCAAAACTGCAAGAGCTAGGCACAAAGAACTACCATCTAGTGGATGCCAACAACGTCAACATACCCGCAGATGTAAAGTTTGATGTTATCACATCATGGCTCAGCTGCGGTCATCACTATCCTGTAAACACATACATAGATCTTATGAAACGGCATTTGCATGAGAATACCAGAATCATCCTGGACATTAGATGCAAGGGCACATCAACCAATTTCATTGGCGTAGACGGTTTTGAGATTGTGAATGTGGTTTCAAACGCTGGGGGTAAAAAACGAGCCACAGTAGAGATAAAGTTGTTATGACAAGTGCGTACTATGCAGAATCAGTTCGTTTAGGTCGTGAGTTTCAGGAAAACAACAAAAGCTGGGCCGGTTACGATGTTGTAAAATATCAAAATTGTATCAAAGATCTAGTGGATCACTATGGTGCGCGAACCATACTGGATTATGGCTGTGGCAAAGGACAACAATACACTGATCCGTTGCCCTATGTCGGAGAACACAACTGGCAAACGTTTGATGCTTACCTGGGCGTTAGTGTGTATCGTTATGATCCTTGTGTGGCAGGATTAGAAACGCCGCCGTCTGCAGGCACAAAGTTTGACGGTGTTATTTGCACACAGGTTCTAAACAGTATTCCAGACGATGATCTGGATTGGGTTGCAAAACAACTGGAATCATATGCTGATAAGTTTTGTTTTGTTGGCTTGAATTTTCAACGTCCTGCCAAAGGCAAGAAAACCATGTACAATCCTGCATACTTTCGTGAGCCCAGAACTAGAGAATTCTTCCGTAGATATTTTAAAGACTGGTCTGGCAGTGATTTGTTCTGGTGGTGGAAAGATCGTTCACACTATCCCGGATGGCTTGACGATCAGTTAAATACTACCTGGAACGACATTCCCAACTCCTGGACTGACAAATATCAATACGTAGAGGCAATTTATCGATGAAATCATTTATTATTACCATGCTGGGACATGAAATGTCCGAACAGTTGTCGGCTGAATGTAGAGAGCAAGCAGCCAAGGTTGGAATCAATGTAGAAATATTTGAAGCCATCTGGGGTCGAGACTACGAACAACATTTAAAAAAACTCAAAATCAAACTGGGCAAACAAAAACTAAGCAAAATGACCCTGGGACATTATGGCAACTTTCTAAGCCACTTTTATCTATGGATGGCCTGTGTCAAAGACAACGAACCATATCTTGTGCTTGAGCACGATGGTTGGCTCATGCGAGAAATTCCCAAAGATATTTTTGAACAATTTGATGACATATGTAAACTGGACTGTGTTAGTCCTTATATGAAAACCAATGGCGGTTATGATGCTGTGATAGAAAAAGACTTGACGGCACCAGTGACTGTTCATCCAATCATTGATATTCCAGAATTAACCGGATACAGTGACGCCTTAAAGAGTAAAAAACATGCAGGTGTCTACAGTACCGGAGTATATGCATACATTATCAAACCGCAAGGTGCAAAAAAACTAATTGATTATGTGTACGAACACGGATTTCGTGCCACTGACAATCAAGTGGGTACAATAGTACTGGATGTGAAAGTATGCATACCGTCTGTGGCAAGATTACATCCTGTCATGAAAAGCCGAAAGATTATCGGGCAAATGTCAACTTCAAAACAATCACCCAACCCACACACAGGAAAAGGAATAGAACATGCAGGATAAAAATAAACACATTGCGCTGACACAAAAATTTAGCACCTGGGGTGACAAACTGTTGCAACATACCGACGTGCTACACAGCATTCAACACGATAAGAAATTCAAACCTATCACAATTCAACTATCGCCGTGTGAGGTTTGCTCCAGTGGTTGTCCGTTTTGTAGTGTGGCAGAACGTCCATTAAAGTCCTACATGCCATTTGAAAAAATCAAACAGGTGTTGCGTGATTTTCGAACTCTGGGTGCCAAGAGTGTGGAGATTACCGGTGGTGGTGAACCACTGATCTATCGCGACCGAGACACCAAAGATGATATCAACAGCATTGTTGAGTATGCACACGAACTGGGCTACGACATTGGTATCATAACAAATACATTAAAGCTGTCAAGACTGAAGCCAGAAAACTTTGACAAGATCAATTGGATCAGGGTCAGTTTGATCAAACTGGACGAAGGCTATGAACCAGAAGATTTTGACTTTGCAGGGTTTCCTCCAGAGAAAATGGGCCTGTCGTACATCATCTACGAAGGTGACACTGGTACCGGCAACAGGCTTGGCAAACCGTACCGGCCAACTGATGTTGAAACAATTCGTCGCATTGCTCGAGTGTTGGAATTGCATCCAGAACTTAAATTTGTTAGAATAGCCGGCAACTGCTTGATCAAAGGCAACAATGCACAAATCAGAACTCAATTCAAACAAGTGATTGACGAGATTGATACCTTAAATAAAATTTTTATCAAAGACATTGGTGAAGATGATTCACCATTCGAAGACGGCTGCTATGTGGGCATGATACGTCCGTATGTTGCACCAGACCCGCACGGTACTGGAAAATACCAAGTGTATATCTGTACCAGCCATGTGCTAAACAAACAAAACTATGACTTGGATTATTCCTTGTGCGATGTGGATAATATCATACCCACCTGGGAACGACTAAGCAAGAACTATGAAGAAAAAGGTTATCCATACGAAGTCAAAAACAACTGTGGACAAAACTGGACTGACAGTTGCAAGTACTGCTACTACAAGTTCAATAACAAAATTTTACATACTGTTGCACAACAAATGCCAGATCGGAACTTCCCATGAGTCAGGTGTTCGACGAAGCATATTATCGTAGCAACAACTACGTTGACTATCTCTCCAAGCGCGAACGTTACGTAAAAACTGCTGAAGAGATACAACAAGTGTTTCACAAATTCAGCGTGATCAATTCCAACTCCACTATCTTGGATTACGGGTGCAGTCTAGGATTCTTGATCAAGGGATTTGAAAAAGCCGGATTCAAGAATGTGTCAGGATATGACATATCTGAATGGGCAGTTGAACAGGCACGTAAAAACGGATGTAACATACTAGAGCAAGCGCAAGGCGCATTTGATCTTGGTGTTTTCCTGGATGTACTTGAGCACATGACTGATCAACAGATATTTGAATTGTTCCAACAACTCCGACTTGATAAAGTACTTGTGAGAATACCATGTGCTGTGGTTGATCAACCAGGGCAGTTCCATCTAGAAGTGTCACGTCGAGATCCCACTCATATCAACTGCAAAACTGACCAGGACTGGATAAAGTTATTTGAGAAACTGGGGTACAGCAGTTGTTTCCGTCTCAACATGTCCACCGTATATGATTCTCCTGGGTGCTTTTGTTGTTTGTTTGCATAAGCTGCAATCATGAAAAAACATAAACTGGTTGTGTTAACTGACAGGCGGCAGTGGTCTTTTAGTAGCTTGCCTTATTTCTTGCCCATTGTCTCACAATATTTTGACTTTGAGCCATACCGGACTGACAAATATTATGATCCCAGCACAGTGTTTTTGATCATGGGGTCTGTGTATGATGCTGGCCTGGCTCGACGTTTTGAAAACTATCGTGTGATTGTTGATTTATGTATAGAAGGGTTCTTTGGTGAATGGGGGGAAGTCTACAACATTAAATGGCCTGGACATTGTGTTCTGTACGGTAGTTACGTACAAAATCCCCCGGATAATTTGATATCTGTTCCCAACTTCATAAGATATACAAAGACATTGCTTAACATATCCAAAGGATACCACACTCACACACCCAACAGAAATTATACAAAAAAGTTTCTCATGCCAATTGGTGCCAAAAGAAAATGGCGTGATCAAGTTGTGAAACGGCTTGACCCTTACCTTGGTGATGCTTACTGGAGCTACGTGCGGCGTGGTACTGTTTTGCCCGGAGAACCACTAGTACAAAAACGCTATGACATATGGGATCAGACCCCCATGTGGTATAACGACACTTGCTTTAGTGTTGTTATTGAATCGTTCAACGGGCAGCGACTAAATGCAGAGACTCCGGTATTCTTGACTGAAAAAATATACAAGCCCATATCTGGATGTCAGCCGTTCATGGTAGTGGGTGGTGCAGGGATACTGACATATCTGAAATCTCAAGGCTTTGAAACTTTTGATAATCTCTTTGACGAGACCTACGATACCGAAACTGATTTAGAAAAGAAACTAGATATCATTGCTTGCAACATAGAAAATTATGTCAAACAACCGTATGATGCTGTGACCCTTGCAAAAATCCAACACAACTTTGAATTGTTTTATAATTTAGATGTAACAACCAAGGGCATTGTTACTGACCTTGTGGAGCCAATTGTAAAATTTATTGAACAATAAAGTTTATTTGAGATAGGGCAAGAACTTTTGATAGATGAGACCAGTTTTGCCATCCTGGTCACTCCAGTGTGCTGCTGCCAGATCATGTATCCACTGACCTGTGGAAAACTGTTGAGGTGCTTCAATGGTGCTTGTGTCATGATGTGCCACTGCCCAGGTAACAGCACTGGCATCATCTACCCAGACTGGTACACCTTCTAGCACAGCAGCAACACTGGCACTGCTGTTGAAAAATACTGCTGCATAAGCCGATTGCAAATTTTGTCGCAGTGTTGATTCAAGTGGATTTATTACCCGCACATGCTGTCTAACATATTCTTTGCTTTGAAACTTGGCAAAATCTGCCATGTCAAACTTGCCAGGATGTGGCCGTATCACAATCTCTCTTGTGGTGTGTTTTCGTAGCTCTTGAATTTTGTCAACCAGCCAGGTCATTGGGCTTAGAGTTTTCATACTAAATCCACCATCGCGTTGCATGCCTATTAGAACATAGCCGTCGCGGATTCGAGATGGTTTCATTTTGATGTCCAGATGCTGCTGTATTTCTTGCCACTTGTCAGAACTGCTGTTGCGGTTGGCATACTCAGCACGATCATAAAACGGACCGCCCAAGCTGTATCTAAGATATGTACCGGTATTGTCCAGGTACTTGAAGCAACTGGCATCAATGCACATGGTACGGAACCCACGTTTTTGTTGTTCAGCAATGACTTGTTTTCTTAGTGTGATATTTTTACCACCTGTGTTTGTTGTGGCCCAACCCAGTATCACTGCCAGCTTTGCAGGCTGATACTTGAAGTCCCAATCCACAATTGCGCTGTGTCCAAGAGCTTGTACTCCTTGAGCAAAATTTTCAAGGCATGCTACCTTGCGCTCGTGCTTGTGTGCATTGGCCACACTGGATGCATAAACAATCACATCAACCATTGTTCAAGATACGCCATGCTGTGCCATCACGCATTTCTATTTCAGTAAACTGACAATAGGCCAAATGACGTGCCCAGGCATCGACCTCATCTAGAGTGGGGATATGTGGATTTTCAATTTCACTAATGCTGTGACTGCATAACGGACCAGCAGCATTTGGACCCAGTGTAATTGCTGGTTTACCCAACAACAAAGCTTCTCCGGCTGCAATACTGCTGAACGTGACCAAACAATGTACATCCTGACTCAGGGCCATTTCCATGGTGTCATCATTGATTCTGGTACTGCGGCTTTGTTTGGTACGAATCACAATAGGTCGGTCAGAATACTGTTTGATTTCTGCTTGTACATTGGCCAACCATTCTTCAAGAACAATATCATAATTGTTCAAGAGTTTTTGACTGGGAGGGGCAATCAGGATGTTTGTGCCTCTTCGCATTTTTGCAATTTGAACACCAGTTTTTTCCAGTCGGTCTCCGGGCCTGTTCACAATGTCACCAAACCATTGTACATCGTTTTTGGTTATGCGATGAAATGTTTTTTTCTTGCCATTGCCAAAATATCCTGTGTCAATGTAGTAAAAGTCTCTGCCAGTATCTTTGCAGGACTGCATTTGTTTGCGCTTGGTAATGCCGCGTAACACAACCGGTGTTGTGTTGAATTCTTCTTTGGTCCAGTTGCTGATTTGGCCGCCGGCACCTTGCACAAAACTTTGTAGTATGGGATCGTACATGTGACCCTTTCTTTGGTATCTGTATTCACTGTCTATACTCACTATGTTGCTCACAGGCAATTCAGCCAGTTGTTGTGTCAGGACCGGCAAGGTAATCCCATACACTGATCCTGCAGGATCCACACGGTATTTCAGCATGTTTTCAAACAGTGCTTTCACGTCCGGTGGTGCTTGATCAAATATGCTCAGTGGTGGTGGTGGCAATGGTTCTGGTGGTTCTATCCAGTCATCATCCGGTAATTCTTGGTCGGTCATTCTATATTCCGTTGTAAGCAATATTCAGTGAGTATGCGTTCTCGATGCCACTCATTGCCTTGTGGCGTGTCAGCAAATTCCTGAAAGCATGGCGTACCAAGTGTGTAGTGCAGTAACTTGGCGTCGGCATTTGGCCCGTATTCATCGGGCAACCAATTCCATTCTTTGGGCAATTCGCCAATGCGATCGTCTTCTATCCAGGAGAAGCGGTGGAGTTCACTGCCGGTGCTGCGTTGGACAAACTCGGGAGTAAGAGCTCGGTTAGGAAAGCTATTACAATTCCATAAAATAACACTACTCCAGTTTTTTCGAGGATAGTCTTCATTTCGTGCTCCCAGGTATTTTACAGGCATACAAGTTTTGTAGTCGTGTTTGACCACTTGTACATCTTTGTACACATCTCGCAAGTTCCAGAGTTCTGCAATGTCTCCACGCACAATCATGTCACCATCTATAAAGATAGCATGGCCGGTGTACTCCATCAGGTGTGGCACAAGAAAGCGTGTGTAGATAAAATGATTTGACCCGTCGGTGTGTGTTTCTGCGTAGTCTCGGAACAGATTCAAAGCCACTGGCACAATGGCCACAGGTTGCGAACTGTTGCGTATGATACTGTTTACACAAGTGTGATACGCAATGGCTTCTCTAGGGTCGTAGCCCACAAATACAGGTATAATATTTTTCATTGGCGTTCTATATCCTCTTCTACACAATTGTCGCCATACTGAATCTCAATCAGTTTTAATGGTTGATCAGTTTCGTTGCACAGCTGATGCCATTCACGACATTGGATAAAGGTGTGTTCATGCACATCTAAACAGCACTTGACATCACGGTCTGTGCTGGAGTCTTCCAGAGTGTATACCGTGGCAGTGCCCTTGGCCACAAACCAGAACTCCTGTCTCTGATCATGGCGTTGCATGCTCAAACAGGTCCGGGGCATGACCGTGAGTTCTTTGAGCTTGGTGTTGGCACCCACTTCGTGCAGCACACGATAATATCCCCAGGCACGTTCGGTCTTGGGGGCCTTCCATTCTTGCAAGATCCAACTGCTGGAATTTTTTTTATCTTCGCCGCCTACGCCAAACACAAATGACAAATTAGAATCCACCACATCCATTTCTGGAATGTTATCTTGGGTCCTATCGCCGCCGTTGGCAAATATCAGTTCAGCATCGGGATAGTGTGCTCTTGCTTGTTGAATAAAATGTTTTGCTGATCCGTCATCATCATCAAAGGTATAAACTTCATCCACCATTGAC